GCAACCTCTCCAGCAAATTCTTCCCCGTATGTAACCGTCATCGTCGGGGCTGTAGGCACGGCTGCCCGGGCTGCAGGTATCTCTCCTGCGACATTAGCGGCCAGTCCTGCCTCAAGTGCTGCTTGGGCTTCTGCTCGTTTCCTCAGAGCCTCTAGACGGACGTCCTCTTTTTTCTTTGCTTTCTTTTCTCGGGCTACTCTAGCCCTGCGTTGTGCTTTGGTTTCTGGTTTTCCCGCTGTACCAAGGATGGTAGAAGCCTCTTGTGTGGTCTGGTCTAACCACCGGGCCAGTCTGCGGGTAGTGACAGGAGGTAAGTCCAAGGATGTAACGCGGACTCTCTGTCTTTCTGCTGGAATTGTAGCGAAGGGGTCCATACCACCTTCCGGATAAGGCATAGTGCCTTGCGCGGTAGGAGCACCGAATTCCCCCTCGCCACGGGCCCCTATATCTAGGGGCGTAGGTGGACCAACGGGCGTTGGTCCGGCGGGTGTTTCATATGTGCCTACAACTTGTCCATCTACTGAAACTGTAACTTTAGCAAGCGCATCATCCATCTGCTGCATATCTTGATGTGTAATTACGTCTTGCCCTTTTCCACGCATTCGCGTGGTGGTTCTTCCGGGAAACCCTAAGAGACCACCCAGCAATCCACCTGCTGCACGGGCTTCCATTCTTTCTGAAACTTGTTCTGCTGTTATGGGGATAATCCCATAGGCTTTGTCAACGTACTCTCTGGAGAGATCATTACTGTTAAGATAGTTAATCGTGTAGGCTTCGATAACTGTCTGGAGGTCTTCTACCATTCCCTCTGTAACACCTAGTTCAAGGGAGCGATAGAACCTGCTTCTCCATTTCTTATCTCTTAGGAAGGAATTAGCAATAGCGCTACCAAGATCGCTTCCCTTTCCCATTGATCGAATCACTTTCGATCCGGGCCACATGTCAATAGAGCCAGCAATGAGACCAGCCAAGCCGGTGATCATTGGATTGTTCTCTCCAGACTCTAGAAGCGCACTGGAATATATCTCACCCGTATTCAGGAGGGCACTACTCAGTCCCACTCCTACCACTTGAGCGCCTCTCACGGCATTGCCAGCCGCAAACGGCAGTGCAGACATTCCTCTTGCTATGGCAAATCTACCCAGAAGCGCTGGCGTAAACGCACCACCACTCAGGAGAGCACCCATAGCCATAACGGCTAGGTTTGGAACTTGCTTGACTGCCTCGTTTATTCCCCACATCGCAAACGAACCAATCGTTCCTCCGTCTTTGGCTTCCTGCCAACTGTGTGGGCCAGAGTAGAGGGCTTCCAGATCACCAATATTGTTATACATCTCAGTCGCTATATTTCTAGCGGCTATTCTCTGTCCTCTGGCGGCATCTTCAAAGCCAGCCTTTTCAAGCAAAGCAGCGCCGAAGCCCTGCATCCATGCAGGAACACCTTTCATCTGCTCCCAACCCATCTCCCACGAGAGGGCTAAGTCCGCCATAGGCGATCCTTCTGGCTCGGCAGGAGCCATGCGGGGAGTTTGAAACAGTGGTGGTAGCGGCTGTACTTCAAATGGTTCTGCCATTAGTCCCCCATGATTTCATTCAAAGTTCTTATGCGTTTTCCTGCGAGTGGATTAGTTCCCTCTCCCTTGTATCTTAGGTTTACTGCCTCCGGAGCATATGAAACTCTTTCTTCATCTGCTTGATCTGCTTGTGTAATCATCCCAGACTCTAGGTCTTTGATCCCCTCCACTTGACTAACAATTCCCGTTCTGTTAGTCGCCATTCCTCTCGACCTAATTCTCGCCTGAATCCTTCTTATCTGGGCTTTAATTTGTCCCCTCAATACATTATTCTCTTTCCATGCATCCGTATACACCGTCAGGTGTTCTTTAATTTCAGGACTTAATGGAGCAACCTCTCCAGTATCCCTATTACGCAAATCCATTCCGGTTGTTATATATGAACGAACGTCATCTATATCTATATTTAATCCTTTGGTCCTGAGATACGAATGCATATACTTTTCTATTCCGGCTGCTCTCGCCTCTGCTTCACGCTGAACCACAGTGGCTCTAGTCATAAGATCAGGGATTTCGCTCTGCGGAACATTGAGTTGTATTTTTGCCATTACCTCTCGGGAAGAGGGAAGTTCCATCGCTTCAGTGATGTCATATGTAATTGCAGGTGGGGTTGTACTATCGAACCCCTCTATCTCGGAAACATCCATCGTTGTTATTTTATCAATAACGGCATCTTCAAGGTCGCTTTTTTCCTTTGGTGTAAGCGTAAGTAAAGACCTGTCTATTCGCGTCATAATGCTTTTCCGTGCACCTTTATCGTTCCTATCTTTATTGAATGCATCCCGAAGGTCTTCGAACGTGGGCCCTGTAGTTCCTCCAACAAATGTTTTAGCAATGTTTTCAGCAATCGTAGACCAATCCATTTCTCCGGGTTTGGGATACTTCATCCCTCTCGATTCGTAAACCTGTCTCCACGCTTCTGCAGCCCTCTCCTGAGCGCGAAGACTTTGTTGAAAAAGTTCTGCTCCCTCCACATATTGTTTTGCGTCTGGGTCCCACACCGGGGGGTTTGTTGCCATCTCCTTGTTAATGTCTTCCAAGTATCTGGATTCAATCTTAGCCCTTTCCATGAGCGCTTCTTGCTGGGACTCCATCTTCTTTGTTGCCCCGGCAACTCTGGCGGCTTCTTTTTGGGCGGCGGCAGTGTATGCCACACCACCTAATTCCCGTTGTCGTAGAAGACCCTCTTCAACTGCCGCTGCTATGCCGGGTATTTTTTCTCCTAGGTTAGACCAGTTGATTGCCATTGGCCCCTCCCATCTCAGGTGTGATTTGTATTCCCATCTTTGCTGCGGCTTCCTCTTCCGGATAGCCTCCTCTCAGAACTGACGCTGCCATCCCCATTACACCTTGCGCGTCCATCTTGTCGTCACCCATATCTCCGTACTTCTGAACAGCGGTGATCAAGGCATCCCCCTGATCCGCTTGTTGCTGTTGTTCGTTAGATTTATTATAGAGACCCTCTTGATATGCAACCTCAAATAGTTCATTGACAACCTCCGCTCCAATGCTATAGAGGATATCTCTGGAAACAGAATTGTCTGCTTCGTCAGATGCCTTTACTTCCTTATTGACCATACGCCCAGCAATCTTCCCAATCGTCTCTGGTAGTTTGTCCTGACCTTTCTGCAACTTGCCGACTATGGAGTTGTATCCTTCGTCCCATATAAAGTCCTTCAGGTTCCCAAGAAATATATCAATCTGATTCTCTTCTTCGGGGGTTGGCTCTGGAAGATTATCTACTTCATCTGGCCCTACAGGCACAGACTGAGTATTTAAAAAAGCATCTGGGCTTTGATCTGGCACTGTCCTTCCGGGGGGAATTTCCCTGCCTCTAGCCACTGGCTTTTCAGACATGATCTCTTCAGCAAAAATTTCTTCAGCCATCAGGCAAACCTCCTTTGTGCGCCCCTAGTAATTAATCCCGGTTCTTTTAGGGCAAACGGGCTGGGAGAGGAAGGCTGAAACTGTTTCTGCGATCCCATGCCAGCAAGATGTGTGGGTAACGCCTTCTGCCTTCCGAAGGTTGGTTCAGTGGGTTTCCTCATCATCGCGCCGCTTTTATACTTGTCCATCGGGTCCATAGAGGGCGGTCCCAAATCAACTGCAGCAATATCTTTTCTAATTGTTTCGCTTTCTCTCTCTGCTCTTTCTCTTGGTGACTCCTCAAACATACTACCAATGGCTTTCACGCCGGTCGCAAAAAGATTCATCCGAGTCATGTAAGCAAGGGCATCTCCAGTTGTCATTCCCTGAGAAATGTTCTGCATGTACTGTGTCTTAAGGGTGGCCTCACTAGGCATAGGCTTCCCGCCTCTTGCCAATTCACCGCCAACCTGCTGCTTATAATCTGCAAAAGACATCTCGGGTCCCATCTGCGGCATAAAAAATGATTTGGTCGCCGTTCCAATGGTAGAAAGACCTTTCATGAAATTGGTCCCACTAAAAGTACCCGCGCCAGTAAACCCGCCAGCGCCAAGCATAGAAACACCTGCCCATACAGCCGCCGCTAGGATGATGTAAGGGGCTGCTTTCTTGACAAACTTGGCTATACCTTTGCCAATCTTTTTGATAGTCCTGCCGATTGATTTAACAATACTTCCCATAATCTACTCCTGCGGGAGCACGAAGGTATCACCTATTCGTACGGCCCCCATTCTTTCATAAAGTTTTTTAGTTCTTTCTGCATCACCTATCCCAGAAGTTGTTCCTAACATGATCTCTTTAACTCCGGGGTTCTCTTTAGCCCAACCAATAAATCTACGCATCAACTTTGCCCCCCACCCTATACCATTCTCTGTTACATAGAAAAATAAATCAGCGGCCTGTTTCTTTCGTGAGTACCACAGTTGGTGTGTTACACCAATCATCGCTCCTTCTATCTTTCCTTCCAATTCAACCACCACAACAAAATGTTCAGCGGACAACACGCAAACTTGAATATTAGTTCTTAAAGTTTTAGGGTCCAACTTAACAAAACGGGATATAGATTGGGAGTGTGCTTCCTTTACCAATTCCATTATCCCGGAGACATCCTTGTTCTCCGCCTTTCGTATCATTTAGGCAAACTTTTTACTATATGCTTCCCAGATGCTCGGTTTAGGCATACTATCTTCCCCGTATCCTTTGCCCATCAAAGCAGCCACATCTTCCATTCTCTGTCTTTGATATAGACCGCTCTCAGTCAGAAGTTTTAACTGGTAATCAATAGCACCTTGCAGTTTCTTAAGCATGTTATTGTATGCATAATCATTTGCCATTGCCCTGTCTTTGTTAGTCCAGTCTTGATTCATATAGAGATTGTCCGTCAAGGTTTTTACTTCAGCCTGAGCAATGGGCATCGCCACATTCAGAATGGCATTCATCACCTCACCCTGAGCGATAGAACTGTTCACAATACCCCTCTTGGCCATTGCTTGCATGGCTCTAGTAGTGGCGGCTTTAAACAAGGGGCTGTTGGTATTGATGATCTCAGTCAACTTATTGGACAAGTCCATTTCGTCTGTGAGGGTAGCCATATCCATTGTAGTGGTGTCGGCAACATAGACGGTTCCCTGCGGATTAGTCCAGTTATTACTTTGATCGCCATTATCTTCTTCACCATTTGGTGGCGGAATAACAACCTCACCTTCTTTTCTCCCGGCTACTCTCTGCATATACTGCCCAGCCCTCGGGTCTGTAGAACCTTCCTTCCATGTTCCCTTGTCAAGCATTCCTTGTGCTGTGGAACTGATATCTCCCTTGTATCTGCCTTTGGCAATGTCTTGGCTTTCCCCGATCAATGCTTGTCCGAATGCCTTTCTAGTCAGGCGAGAATCATCCCCTTCAGTAACCCCCATACGTCCACGCCAATACTGGGCTTCTTTGGACTCTGGAGCAGTTTTTATCTGTTTCCATGCTTTTAATACATCGGGCCTATCTTTACTGACATATCCCGCAAAATCCTGCTTTGTTCTGCCTTCGCCTCTCTCTCTATATCTTTTGGCTAATTCATCTACTGTTGGTGTTCCCATGCCTATCTCCTGACGCCCAGTGGCGTGTAATCCACAATTGCGCCTTGCAGCGTAATCGGCTTATCGTAAATCGAACTGTTACTGATAATTAATCCCATGTTGGTTCCTATCCCGTTTATCTTTACTCGTTGCGAAGCAAGCACAGTAATCCCTGTACTGCTGTTACTTATGTCTGACTGATTCCACTGGTCTGCCGTTACGGAGACAGAGTAACTGCTGGAAACAGGAGATGACGGCGGCGTAAACGTACCACCAAAATCATAATCAGGCGTAACAGTTAGTGTGGTGGATGTATCTGCGTTGATCTCTAGGTTTAGTTCTCTGAATCTCTTCCTAGACCCCGGAGAATCGTAGTGATAGTACGCACTTCTTATAAACGAACCAACCGTGTCCCCATCAAAACTCGTTCCAGAATCAAATCTTCTGACATAGCCATCATCAAATCCACCATATAAAACCTCAAATCCATTAGCATCTTCCGCAGATGCCGTGCATTTAACTTGATGAGCCAAAGTGAAAGGCATCAAACCCTGATTCTTTTTGTTGATGAAAGTCATTTCAACACCAGTCTTATCATTAAAAAATAAACGGTATTGATTCTTCCCTCTAACCCTGAGAGACCCAACTGTACTGGACTTCTTGCTTTGTATATACGGATCAATCTTATCCGAGGCCACAGCAGACTGGAAGTCACCAAAATACTGAACTGTAAAGATTGAAGTGATGCCTCGATCATCTAGGAAGAACGTCTGATCCATCTTCTGAAGAGTGTAAGGTATAGCCCCCGCACCCGCATGGAACTTTCTGAGTTCCCAGTCGGCGGCGGAGGTTCCATACAACATGTAAGCGTCATTCCTAGTGAAGACCGACATCACGTTATTAACCTCTGTGGAGAACCCGCTCACATCATCCCCAATTGCTAGTTCTGCTGAACCCGTCACAGCATTCCATACATTGGGCGTAACAATACTTGAATGCTGTATAGAGCCGTTTGGATAAGAGAAAAACAAATGCTTCTGATGGGCGGATATGTGTTCTGGGGTATCCGTTATCATCCCAGTTTTAATTTTCAGGAATGTTGTTCCATCAAAAGAAAATCCATTATCTACCGTATTCACTCCGTACATTGTAAAGCCGGTGGTTTCTCCGCGAAAGTTGTAATTCGTAAATTCATATGTTCCGCCGGGGTTAATGGTCTGTGCGTATTGAGTTCCATCGGCTACCGCAACGGTCACATTACTGGGTTGACTGCTTCCATTGACACTCGCATGATCAATCCCATTGATGTTTATAGCCTCCCCATCTGTCCACGTTCCACTATTATTCTTTACTGATATATAGCCTTCCGCATCACCGGCAGCCACAGTTCCAGTTGCTATAGTAATGCTTGTAACAGTAGCCGTCTTTCCGGAGGTCCCACCAACTATAGCATCCCCCGCTGATATTTCTATTGATCCAGAATCATATGCCAACAATGGCATATTAAGATTTTCATTGTCTGAAAAAGTTCCTGTAAGGTTAGTTAAAACCATAGCCCCAGAAGCGCCTGTCGTCCACTCACCATAATGTGTAATTGCGGCTAAATCTCCCTGAGCCCCACTTGAAGCCCCCACTATAGTAGTTGCTGTACCAGTATCCCCCGGTATAGGTTCACCAGAAGTTGTGGTGCCATCGAAGTTTAACGCTGTTCCAAGATCAATTTCATCCCAACCTGTCGTAGTGCTTTTGTACATACCCGCAGTAGCCCCACCACTTTTATTTCTAAATGCATATACATCTCCATTGTATACCCACACCCCCATAACATCTCCTTCACCGGGAACAATATTGATGATCGCTCTCTGATCCTCAATAGCGGACTGCAGTTCAGTAACAAGAGACGAATCTACATCAGCATCCCTTAATACTGGAGGGCCATATGAAAGGCCGGTGGCAAGAATGCCCATTATCCCACCCTAAAGACTGACATCTGACCATAGTGCATTTGGAAATTCTCAGAATTACTTGCATGACCATTCTTAACTTGAGCAAGAACATCTGTGTAAGTAGTATGGCCTGTGGTATCAATAATTCCAGAAGCGGACACCATGTTCTCTAAAGTAGCAACTACTCTTTGAACAGCCGCATCATAACCGGGGTATACAACAGAACCACCAGTATCCTGAGTTGCGATTCTAAATGTCCATATCACGGTATCGGTGCCTGTCTGAGCAAAACTCACACCGAGGTTTACCATAAAGAATCCTTTATCATATATCCTGATATAGTCGTTCGCAAAAGAGGCGTCTGTTCCCACAGTTGTTGCAGACACAGTTCCGGTATCATCTACTGCATCAGCCCCAGCAGTATTTTTATTCCAATCTATCGTTGCCGTTGCTAACGATGCAACTGCCTGACTGGCTGGCGTTCCTGATTTAGCACATATAGTCGCATATCCGCCCATCCCTGACTCTGTAAATTGTCTGACCATCTGAGCAGTAATGGCGCCAGTAGTATTATTAGCAAAACTGGTGCCAGTAAGAACTGATCTTTCTTTTCTTAACGCTGTTGGTGTTCCCATTATCCGTACTCCACATTAAATGCGCTTCCAAACGCGCTATCTTTATTTAGAAAAAACATAGTTTCTCCATCCTCCAGTGTTCCTGTTACAACAGTAAAGTATATATATCCTTCTGCATCTGAATTAGAGAAGGACCCGGCCTCATCATCACCTGTTATATCCTCAATACTAACCTGCAATATTGAACCTATAGCCCCGCTCGTCTCTCCCTTTACCAAATCTCCCTTGGAAGGTATTTGCATATCAAATGCAGTGCTGAAGGCGCTGTCAAATACAGAATCCCTAGCAGTACCAACAGTAAAAGGAATCCTATAATAGGTAATCGCAGAAGGTAAAGTCTGGCCATCAAATCTTTCATACCCATCTATTCTTCTATATCGACCTCGAATGTCAATCTCAAAATTCTCAGCAGCAACCAACTCTCCGGGCTGCAATGCCAGTGAGGGGTCCACCATATTCACGCCACCCTCAAAGGGAAAGTAGGTAGACTTCAACCGACTCGGTTTTATATCTCTATTTCTTAATTTACTCATTCAGGTCTCACCACAAAATTGAATGCATCCTGAGCAGAGGAGAACCTTCTATTCTTTTGTCTTACTAATTGATCGGCCTCTAATTTATCTAATAGGTCTTCAAACTCCGCCAACGCACCAGCCATAATTTCCGGGGCATCTTCATTCTCCGCATAGTACATCTTGGCTCGGGCTATAATTATCTTATGGAATCGTGGAGGTATAGCAGATACATCAGCATCTGCAGTCATAACAGTAGGAGTCGCCCAATACTCCGCTTGAACCACTGTACTAGAACTAGGTGTTGGATAAAAATCTAATGTATTATCAGGATGGTAAGTAAAAACTTCCGGAATATCTTCATCCACCGTCCCGTACTTATAATTTTCCCTATATTCATTCCACGGCTCATACTCTAAAATCTGATAAGACTCTGATGTTGGGTCCCACACTACAGAACCAAGTTTCCAATTACCTAAATCAGAAGGAAAACCACCACCCGGTCCAGTGCCTGTATTGGTTGACATCAAAGTAGCAATACCTTGACTGGTTGTCATAGTCGCAGTTGACCACAGATAATCCCAATCAAACCATCTACTCTGTATATCTTGATCTGCTTGCGCTATATAACGAACAACAGCATTCTCTTCTTCAGAAAGATCAGTAGCCGCAACGTTAGATGGCCCTGTTCCGGGGATGCCTACATCCCTAGCCATGTCTTGACATAAAACTAAATATGTGCTCATCTAAGATTTCTCACTATATCCTCTACTACATTTTGTGGGTTTATTTTTGCAGCACACATTGCGCCACCCGTCTCTTTATCTCTATTACATGTACTAAATCCATAATGCATTTTATGACATGGGAAACAGTAATCAGGATAATCATCTGGGCCCAAAGCGGTAGTATTTTTCCAGTGCTTAGACAAATTCTCATGTGAAGAATGAGAAAGCATAACCGTCTTATGGCAGCCTAATGTTGAAGCCGCATTTAACACCCCAGTTTCGGGCCCAACTACCACATCACACACATCCAAAAATGCAAGCGTTTCTCTAACAGACCACTTACCAGATTTAGTAATAACTCTTTTTTCTTTTTCCCACCCAACTTCTAATAATTCACAAAGACCATCACCAACGGTTACAAAAGATATGTCTTTTCTATCCATCAAAATTCTAGACATTACAGCGTCTGTCCAAGGGTAAACCTTATGCACTGATGATCCGGATAAAGCCCAAAGAACCACATACCTTGATTTAATTTTTTTACGCTTTCCTTTGGCGCGTTTCCTCTCTTGATCGGTGGGGTAAAATTTAGGAAGAAACTTATAAGGAAGACCCGCTATATCATGAGTTCTTTCCATATAATTTACATTGTATTTTTCGTGAATCTCTTCCTTAGAAAGACTGTAATCGGGAGAGCCTTCCACCATGACCAACTCTCCCCTAATTTTTTCCTTCCTTTCCGGAGATAATAAAAGACCTTTTTCAATTGACTCTGAAAGTTGCACAAACTTATCAAAGCACTGTTCTAGTTTTTTCCAATATAATGTAAGCCGATCATTTGGAATCTGATCTGTTTTCTGAACTATAAGTTCATCCACATTAGGATCAGTTTCTAGAATGTCTTTTCCTTGCTCACTTACATTAACACAGACACGGTAGCCCTCTTTCTTGAACAAAGGAAACAAGGAAGAAACCTGAATCATATCTCCCATACCACCGTACCTTACAACACAGACAGATTTCTCTGCCCTCTTGCCCCCAAAATCCTTTAGGGTTAATTCGTCCCATTCCTTGGACGGCAGGTTTATTATCTTCAATTAAAAATCAAGGTTCCAAGAGCCAATCATCTCTCCTTCAACATTCGCCATGTTGTTTGAAGCCTTCTGCGCTCTCATGAACTCGTCGGTCCTCTCGTCAGACATCTCGTCCATAGTATAATAGCCTCGGCCAGCAGGGCCAGAATGACCATATGCCTCTCTTGGAGACACAGGTTTTACTCTGCCAAAAACATAAGCCGAGACTTCGTTAATTTTTCCCATAATTCCTCCAAAGGGTTGGGGGAGCCGTAGCCCCCCCGTCCTTATTGGTTAGTCAAAAGTAAACTTACCACGATCCGTGGAAATTGACTTATGAACTACGCCCATTGGCAATTGATTTGGTCCGTGAGAAGCCAAAGCAAGAGACGCTAAGGTCTCTTTACTTACGTCCTCTAACGAAGACAAACCGTTAGCCGGGATTTTACCTTTTGCGGTATGATTTGCACTAGCCATAATCGACCTCCTTAATACCACGCAACAACAACATACGGATACCCAATACCGGCCTCAGTACCAGAATCCACTCCAACTACTGGAGTGCATTCTATCTGAGTATCGGCAGGCAACGCCTCATCAATAATAGCATCAGTATCATTTTGGATATTGAATGTATCAGTGATTGCGGTTCCATCCGTTATATTGAGTTGAGCATAAGCATTGGCATCACCAGTAGTTCCAACTTGGAATGATGCTTCAGTGCTATCACAAGCAAACGTCTCAGTCACTTCAATACCTACATCAACAATAGTTCCCTTTTTACCCGTTGGCCCCTTAAAGGAGAAAACGGTAGGTGTTCCATTGCCCATGTCTTGAGCAGCGCCGGACTCAATACGAGTCCATTTTTTGTCTGAATAACTCATAATGTCCTCCTATGCTGCGCTGTCCCAAATCACAATGCGTGATTGGGCTGCTTGTGTGTGTACGATACCGAAGCCGCCTAGATAGTACCAAGCGATGCCACGATCACGCCCGAAGTCACCCGGGATTTTACCCCGCATTTCCTCTGGGACTGCAACCGCTTCAGCAACAGTATCCTCTCCAAAGAACACGATCCAGTCAGACAAACCATTCGTCCACGCAGTAGCCGCTGTACCAATGCTACCCTTCGCTT